ACCTTTCCATATGGATAAACAAAAGGATTATGTTGTATGACCGACTTCCAAAAAGTAATTGATTTTGAAAATATGTATAAGGCTTACCGCAAGTCAAAATGTGGCAAGGGATTTAAGAAAAGTTCTGCACGTTTTAACATTATGGCTTTGGACGGTATAAATAAACTTATTGAACAGTTAAAAAACAAGACATATACAATATCGCCTTACAATGAGTTTAAGGTTTATGAGCCAAAAGAACGTGTTATTCAAACAACATCTTTTAAGGATAAGGTCGTACAACATAGTCTATGTGACAATATAATACTTCCGAGATTGGAGAAGATTTTTATTTACGATAACTGTGCAGGGCAAAAAGGCAAAGGTAACTTATTTGGTCTTGACCGACTTGCCGAACAAATGAAAGTGTTTCATAAAAGATATGGTTTTAAGGGATATATACTAAAGTGTGATATAGCAAAATTCTTTTATAATATCTCGCACGAGCAACTAAAGGACATCGTGGAATATTGGTTTGGATATGACCCGGATATTTGTTGGCTTATCAACCTATTCATTGATAGCACCGATGGCAAGGGAATACCGCTTGGCAATCAGATAAATCAAGGACTTGCTTTGCTCTACCTTGACGGGATGGATAAACTAATAAAGCACGAACTTGGCATTGAGTTTTATGGGCGATATATGGACGATTTCTACCTTATACACCACGACAAACAGTATTTGAAATATTGTTTGCAAGTGCTGACCGAGTATCTTGAAACGCTTGACCTGACGCTAAATGGCAAAACGCAGATATTTCCGTTCAAAAACGGTGTAAATTACCTTGGCTTCCACACTTATATAACGGAGAGCGGCAGGATTATTAGAAAACTAAAAAACGAAAATAAGCGAAATGCACAAAAGAAATATCTGAAAATGGCGAAGTTAGTTGAAGCTGGCAAACTGCCTAGAGAAAAATTCGATATTTCATTTAATGCTTGGAAAAATCATATTTCTCATGGCAACTGCTACAAATTATTACAAACTTTTGAACATAAAATTACAACAATATATCAATCGGGCGATTGGAAGCTCGTAAAAGTTGAGAAGAAATAAGAGAGGAGAAACATATGTCAAAGACAATATGTAAATACCCAAAGGTAAACGGAAAAATTGCCGAAGTGTATGGCACCCGAACCCGATATGCCGTAGCACTCGGAATATCAATCAACTCGCTATGTAACAAGCTCAACGGCAAGACGCCTTGGAAAGAACGAGAAATAGCGAAATCTTGCGAGTTGCTGAATATTCCTAAAGAGGATATCGGCATTTATTTTTCGCTATAAATGTTTGGATTTTCAACACAATAATTAATGGAGGAAACAAAAGTGTGGAAAAACTTTATCTGCCTTTCTATTACACTTGGCGAGATAAGACCAAGAATTTAAGCAATGAAGAGTTCGGTAAACTCACTAGAGCAATATTACTGTACTCTGAAACAGGAGAATTGACAAGCGGATTTTCTGACCTTGGTGAAATGGCGTATGAGTTTATAACCGATGTTATTAAGAGGTCACAAAAAAAGTCTGATGACGGACGAAAAGGTGCGTATAAGCGTTGGAATAGTGACCCATATAGCACCCATATAGCCACCCATTACAACACCAATGCTATAAATACAAATATAAATATAAATAGAAATAGAAATAAAAATAAAAATAAAAATAGAAATACAGAAGAAATTACTAAAGAAGAAAAACGCAAGCGTTTTCTTCCGCCCTCGCTCGATGAGGTCAGACAGTATTGTATTGAACGAAGAAATAACATCAATGCAGAGCAGTTTATAGACTTCTACACTGCTAACGGTTGGAAGGTCGGCAAGAACGCTATGAAAGACTGGAAAGCTGCTGTTAGGACTTGGGAAAGAAACGGTATTCAGAACAAGTGCGAAAGAGAGTATTCAGAAGCCGAAAAGGCAGAAACAGAAGCCTTTATACAACGACAGCTTGAGAGATTTGAGGAGATAGGCAATGGATTATAGAGGACTTGTGCAAAATCTTGATACTCTTGCCGAGCTATCCAACCCGATTAAGCCGGGAGATTTTCGTGACGGGCAAGGAGTATTACACTGCGGAAAATGCGGTGCGGCTATGGAGTACATACAAAGTAAAGATAAAATCAAGGTTTCACAATCGTTTTATGATGAGCTTGACGAAGAGCATAAAAGACGAGTTGACGAAATGAGGAACTGGCTTGCCGGGAGAAAGCACCGTATCCCCTGCCGATGTAAAGAGGAAGAACGCAGAGCATACGAAAAGGCACAGCGAAAGCAATATATCAAGGACAATATGAATTACTGCTTTGGAAAAACTCCTACACTTTTCAACTACGTATTTGAGCTTGACGATAGTCCTAATGAAAAAACGTCAAGGACTTCCAGACAATACGCTTCCGGATTTAAAAAGTACGCAGATATAGGCTGGGGATTAATATACGTAGGCGAGGTAGGACACGGCAAGACCTTTTATGCCTGTGCGGTTGCAAACAAGCTGTTACAGGACGGATATAAGGTCAAATTCACTAACATTAACGATATAGTCGGACAAGCTAATCAATTCTTCCTGCCTATTTCAACAATGGTTGACAGCCTATGTGAAAACGACCTTATTATACTTGACGATTTCGGAGCAGAAGAAAGCACTGATAAAATGCAAGCTAAAACATATCAAATTATAAATGCTCTATACGAGCGAAAAAAGCCTGTCATAATCACAACTAACATCAAGTCTGATGTGTTGAAGAATCCGCCCACGACCGAAGCACAGCGGATATATTCAAGACTGCTCGAAAGAGCAACGTTGTTAACGGTCACTAGCCCAAAGGGTGACAGAAGAATTCCCGCAACATAAACTGACTAAAAAAGGAGATACATATATGGCAAGAAAGCAAACAAAATATTCCTGTCTACCGTCAAAACGCAACGGTCACCTACTCACCGAACAGGACAGAATTGACATCAGCTGCAATCTCCTAAAGGCTATGGCTGACCTAAAGGGTTATGACAAGATAGACATCTATGACGAACACGGAAACTTTATCAGAACTATGTAAAAACAAGGAGAGAGAAAATGGAAAAATACACTGTAATTATTAAGAGCAACACCACAAACGAGGTTCTTTTTGAAAAGGACGTTAACGCAATGGTAGCAGGCTTAGCTGCCGGGAACGACGCTTCCGCTATAATCCTTAAAGGCACTCAGGACGAAAACATAATAGCTATCAACGTGGTACAAAGCGAGATAGACCGTATTTTCGAGGGGGACTAAAAAATGAAGCTTAGAACTATAAAAGGTGAATGGGTTCTATTTGATGGCGAACGGCAGATTTCCGTAACCGAGGGTAGCATTGCGTTTGGTTACGTATTCGTAATGATGGGAGTAAGGACTATTCCCTGCACCACTCCCGCACTGCACCCGGTAAGGTCATTAGTTCCCCACCCTAAGAAACGCAGGCTCACGAAAAGGCACCGTGAGCTTGTGAATAAAATTAAAGCTAATACAGTCGCTTGTTACATATAAGGAGATTTGCTATGAACGAAAACAAAGACATAATAATAGACTCTCTTTGCTCCACTATTAAAACGCAGGACAAGCTCATTAAGAGCCTTGAGGGAGAGATTGAATACTACAATGTCAGAATAAAAGAGTTGGAGGGGATAAGGAATGCTTAAATCATTTGCCGAACTTAGAAAAATAGACGTCAGACCATACGTTAAGAAGCGTGACGGTAACGATTATCTGAACTGGGCAAAGTGCAAGGAGTTGCTTCACGAGAACGGTGCTGAGGTTGTATATTTTGAGCCTTGCGTTAACTCTAACGGCTCCTCCCTCTTTATGTCAGACGTTACCTTCACCGATAAAAGCGGAGTCACAAACCGCTGTTATGAGGTAAGGGTTAAGATTGTTATAGACGACCTAATATTTGAAGCTCAATATCCGCTTATGAACGGCTCTAACCCGGTAAAAGATAACTCTATGAGTCAGCAAAGAGTCTGGAATGCACAGACAAGAGCTTTCGTAAAAGGCGTAGCAATGCGGACAGGCCTCGGCTTCAGCTTATGGCTTGACGAAGAAGACATAGACGATAGCGAGGACCTTTCCAAGCATCAGCTTGCACTTGTAAAAGAGCGTTTCCAAATCGAATATACAAACTTGATACGATATAAAAAAATGACTACGAAGCAGATTGCCGAAGCCTGTGGTATGACCGAAGACGAGGTAAAGGTTATATTTACATACTTTGACCTGCTTGACCGCTTTGAAAAAAAGCTATTGGCAATATGATAGAGTCTAAGGACAGAAGCTACTATTTCGGTGCCAGTGATACAGATAAGATAGTTGGAAAATGGGGTTCTCGTACTTGGTGTAAATGGTGGTTGCAAAAGCTAGACATAAATCACGACTCATTTACTAACAAATACACCGATGCCGGTACCCACTTTGAACACCGAATATTAAAGTATCTTGATATTCCTGATATAGAGTTAGACAAGCAAATCATAATTGAGCCCTTACGTCTTCGTGTCAATTTGGACGGAAATACGGAGAATTGTATATATGAATGTAAGACGTATAAGTACGACACAGCTAAGGTATGGAAACCACCGCAAAAATACATAAATCAAGTTCAGATACAAATGTACGCCAGCGGCATTCATAACGCCAATATTGTAGCGTATGGTCTTGTCAAAAAGGATTACGCCAACTATTTTTCCGACATAGACGACAAAAGGCTTTCAATTCACCCTGTGACATATGACGAACAGTGGATTAAGAACGTCTACTTTTTCAAGTACGGAATATTGCTTAAACATCTTATTGAAGGGAGCTTTCCAATATGAAGATTACCGGAAGTATTGCGGACCTTTCTTTCGACTTCCGCACCGGCAAGCCAAAGGTCACTCTTATCCTAAACGAGAAAGAAACGTTTCTAAACGGTGTGGACGAGCTTAAAGACTGCGATAAGCTCACGGTCGAAATGAAAAAATACCGTCCTAAGCGTTCTCTCGATGCAAATGCGTACTTTTGGTTACTTCTTGGAAAGCTCGCTGAAAATCAAGGAATACCCACAGACGAGATTTACAGGCATTACATAAAAGAGGTCGGGGGAAATGCTGACATCGTATGCGTAAAAAATGAAGCTCTTCCAAACCTCGTGGAAGCGTGGAAGCGGTGCGGTCTTGGTTGGTTCAGCGAAACCTTTCCGTCAAAGCTAGAGGGTTGTACGAACGTTCTGTTATATCACGGTTCTAGCGATTTCGACACCGCACAAATGTCAAGACTTATTGACCACATCGCCCAAGACTGCAAAGCCGTAGGTATAGAAACAGCAACACCGGAGGAGCTTTCTCTTTTGAAAGAGGGGTGGAGCAAGTGACAAAATTCACCGTATACAACAAGGATACCGTTTGTCCTTTTTACAAGGCTTTGCATGCTACAACGAAAAAGGAAAAAGAAAGAATATTAAAAACAATTGCTTGCGAGGGGTTGTGTGATGCGAAATTTATTAAGCTCTCTTTCGGCACAGAAAAGAAGCGTAACGTCCACGCTAAGCATTATTGCGATACGTTTAACTACAAAGAATGCCCTATAGCACAAACGCTGATTAAGGCTAAATACGGAGGAGATTTATGAGAACGAGAGAGGTTATTAATTCAATGACGGATAAGGAGCTATCGGACTTATTTTGCAACCTTATAGAGTCCGTTGCAGACAAGGTTGAGCAAAAGGTTGATATAAATAGTATGTGCGACCTATGTCCTGTCAGCAAGACGTGCGTGAGGGGCAAAAGCGGCTTTACTACGCTTCTTGAAAGCGAGGCAACGGGTAAAGTTGCCTTTATACAGTAATGCAATACAAACAAAATTTAAGGCTTATAGGAGATATATAAAATGGCAAGTTTCAACAAGGTAATACTTATCGGAAATATGACGGCAGACCCAGAGTTAAAGCAGACTCAGAGCGGTGTGTCAGTATGCTCTTGCTCAATAGCGGTTAACCGCCGCTTTGCAAAGGAGAACGAGCAAAACGTAGATTACATAAACATCGTTACCTGGCGTCAGCAGGCTGAATTTGTCAGCCGCTATTTCAAAAAGGGCAATCCTATTCTCGTATGCGGTCAGCTTCAGACAAGGAGCTGGACAAA